TTATTCGGCGGAGACGTTACAGACATTCAAGTCTCGGTCGTCAATAGCAGCGGAACGCAATCGAATCAGATTATCCGTCTAACAGCTCTTGGAGCCTTATCTAAACTTCCAGTAAGCCTTACAGAAGGCGTCCTATCTAAAGACTTCGATGGCGATCAGATCTACACAATTCTTTCGGAACTACTTCTTAATAACTGGAACGAAGTCGCTCCCGCCGTAACGTGGGCTAATTATGACGCGACGACGACGTGGGCTAACGCGGAGAACGTAGGACTGGGAGAGATAGATCGCCCAGGTGATTACGAACTGGCAGCGCGTTCTTCTTCTGTTACAGATGTCTATTCTTTAATTAGTTCTCTGGCTAATTCTGGACTCGGTTACATCTACGAAGATTCGGCCGGTCGAATCGGTTACGCAGATTCAACTCATCGCAGCGCGTATTTAGCCAGTAACGGTTATACAGTTATTTCAGCCCAAGACGCACTTACTTCTTCGATCTCAACTATTAAAAGAATCTCAGACGTTCGGAATAACGTTACTGTCCAATACAATAACGGCGGCGAAGAATCGGCTAGTAATACCCAGTCGATCGGTATCTATGGACAACAAGCTCACACAATCCCGACGACCTTACATAACGCCGCAGACGCAGAGTTTCAGGCCGAGTTCTATTTAGGCATTCGAGCCTTTCCACAGTCTCAGTTCCAAGCCATTACTTACACACTGGCCAATAGCAACATAGACGACTCAGATCGAGACGCACTTCTAAACGTGTTTATGGGTCTACCGTTAGACATAACTAATCTTCCGCCGAACATTCTCTTAGGACGCTTTCAGGGCTTCGTCGAAGGCTGGAGATTCTCGGCTGGAGTAAACAGACTCGACCTAACTCTTACTCTCAGTCCTACGGCTTTCAGCTTGCAGTCGATGAAGTGGGAAAACGTGAGTGTCGCCGAGAGCTGGAATACTTTATCTTCTACACTTATCTGGAACAACGCGACAGTAGTCGCATAAAGGAGCAAAAATGGCCACGAGTCCGTTATTCGGCTGGGAAGAACCAGACGACACAGACCTAGTAAAAGACGGCGCAGCTGCGATCCGTACTCTTGGGAACGCTATAGATACTTCTATGGGCGATCTTCTGGGCGGTACTACTGGCCAGATACTTTCCAAGAACTCTAATACGAACATGGACTTTACGTGGATAACTAACGACGTGGGAGACATTACAGCTGTTACAGCTGGAACGGGTCTAAGCGGCGGCGGAACTTCTGGCGCGGTTACAGTCTCAATCGACACTTCCGTAACGGCAGATCTTACGACTGCCCAGACTCTTACTAATAAAACTCTTACAGCTCCAGTAATTAACTTAGCACTAAACGCCCAGACTGGAACGACTTACACTTTCGCTCTAGCCGATAACGGTAAATTAGTAACGGCGTCTAATGCTTCTGCCCAGACTTATTCCATTCCAACTAATGCGAGCGTAGCCTTTCCAATCGGAACGCAGATAAACCTAATTCAGATCGGTGCGGGCCAAGTAACGGTCCAAGCTGTTACATCTGGAACTACGACAGTGCTTTCTAATGCAGCAACAGCGGCAGCTCCTAAGTGCCGCAATCAGTACGCAGCTCTTACCTGTATAAAAGTGGCAACGGAGACGTGGTACGTCATCGGAGACATCGCATAATGCCCATTCTTGGAATTATTGACGGTGGTCGATTAAGAGTTAATCCGACGCCTAGCGTCGAATACTTAGTTATCGCTGGCGGCGGTGGTGCTTTACACGCAGGAGCGGGCGCAGGTGGTTATCGAACAGCTACGGGATTATCCGTTAGCACTGGATCGGCCATAACTGTAACTGTCGGAGCAGGTGGCACAGCTGGCAGTATTAACATGGGCGGCGGGCGTACGGTAGGCACAAACGGCTCTAACTCGGTGTTCTCCAGCATTACTTCTACAGGTGGCGGCAACGGTGATGGCTGGAATAGCACTAATGGTGTTAGTGGCGGTTCAGGTAGTGCTGCAATAAGTAGCAATGGTGGAGCAGGTGGCACAGTAGGTGCTGGCACAGCTGGTCAAGGCAATGACGGCGGCGGTAGTAGTGGCGCACTTACTAACCAAACAACAAGCGGCGGCGGCGGTGGTGCTGGAGCTGTCGGTGGTAATGGAAGCAACATTACGCCTGGTGCTGGTGGTAATGGTTCTGCCAGTTCTATAACTGGATCATCGGTTACTCGCGGCGGCGGCGGTGGTGGTGTCTCGTATGGAATTAGTGGCAGTTTTTATGGTGCAGGCGGTTCAGGTGGTGGCGCAACAGGCGCGGCTACTGGAGCGAATGGAACGGCTAACACTGGCGGCGGTGGTGGTGGTGCTAATGGATCAGTCGGTACGAAAGGAGCTGGCGGTTCTGGATTCGTCGCTATTCGTTACGCGGATACTTACGACCTTGCAGCTTCTACGACAGGATCTCCGACGATCACGACTTCGGGCGGGTATCGTATTTATCAGTGGACAGGAAGCGGGAGCATAACTTTCTAATGGCACACTTCGCAGAATTAAACGAGAATAACGAAGTCGTTCAAGTAATTGTTATTCATAATCAAGAGTTACTCGACACAAAAGGTATCGAATCAGAATGGAAAGGGATCGAGTTCTGCATTCAACACTTTGGCGGGCGATGGATACAGACTTCTTACAATGGAAACTTCCGTAAGAATTACGCAGGTATCGGCTTTACTTATGACGAAGTTCTGGACGCATTCATTCCGCCACTATGCCACGAAGAAGCAACGTTAGACGAAGAAAGCGCGCGATGGACGTGCGAGAATGGAGAACACTATGTCGAATTATCCTAGCGGTACAGCTGCGGCAGTAGTCGAAGTAGCTCTTAAAGAAGTCGGCACTGTAGAAGAAGGCGATAACCTTACGAAGTACGGAAAGTTTACGAAAGCCGATGGACTACCTTGGTGCGGATCTTTCGTTAACTGGTGTTTCCATGAAGCGGGCGTAAAACTCCCGTCGATGGTGTCTACAGCTGCGGGAGCGCACAAACTTAAAGAAGTGAATCGCTGGATCGTCGCAGAACCTAAGATCGGCGATCTTGCATTCATGGACTTTCCGCATGATGGAGTCGACCGTATTAGCCACATCGGAATAGTCGTAGCTGTTAAGTTCAAGACGGTAATCACGATCGAAGGTAATACTTCGGGAACTGGCGACCAACGTAACGGCGGAATGGTAATGATTAAGGAGCGCGAGTTCCTTAGTGGGAAAGAGATCGTAGGCTTCGGACGTCCTAAGTTCGTGGCTTATGCTGGCGATTATCCAGTCGTCGAAGTGCCTACTCAGTCGGCAGCGAAGCCGAAGATTAAGGAGAAGAAAGATGGAAAACTTAAAGCCGTTACTCGCAAGCTGGGCGCGTAGCTTCTTAGCTGCGTCTATAGCTGTATACATGGCAGGCGTTACAGAACCGAAGGCGATCGGCATGGCGGGCCTTGCCGCCGTTCTGCCTGTAATCCTACGCTGGCTTAATCCTAAAGATACAGCGTTCGGGTTATCGGGGAAGTGACTCGGAAACTACTCGCGGGAAGTCTGGCCTTAGTCCTTTCGGCTGGGCTTTCCGCTTGTGGTTATCAGGGCTGGATTCGTTATGAATGCCAAGAATACGAAAACTGGGAAAAGCCAGAATGCAAGCCGCCACAATGCGTCACTACTGGAACATGCACTAAAGACGTCCTTGGAGACGTATCACATGAGACACACGCGACGCCGTAGTCCAGAAGAAATCCACGCGCAGCTCATTCTTATAATCGGCGCAACTTTAGCGTTAGTCTTCTTGATCGTAACGCTGGGCATTACTTACGCGCTTATCTTCGTTACTCAGCCGATAGGTAATCAAGCTCCGAACGACGCCGCGTTCATAGATCTTCTTAAGACACTTTCGATCTTCCTAACTGGCTCCCTTGGTGGAGTTCTGGCGGGTAATGGATTAAAGTCCAAGCCAAAACCGCCAGTCGACACGCCGATAACTACGCGGGAATCTTGACCTAAAGCCGTTCTTGCTTCACTCTTTACATAGGGAGCGCGAACGTCGCTCCCAGTATCGGGAGCAAGTAAATGAATGAACTATCTATCGTGGTCTTTATGGCCGTCGCTGGAATCTTATGGGCAGCGATCAGCTACTCAGTCGGCTATCGTGAAGGTGAACGTCGCGGCTATCTTCGCGCGCGTTCAATAGCGCGTCACGCAGCTAAGGAAGTGAAGTAATGAGCTTCCTAGATAACTACGAGGACGTCGCCGCCAGAATCGCCCGTCTATGGGCCACACACCCTACAGCTAGAGTTCAGACGAACATCGTGGACTTTAACGCAGAAAAGGGCTTCGTTCTCATTCAAGCCCAGATCTTCCGCGAGTACGAAGACGTTAATCCATCAGCTACAGATTACGCATTCGGTAACGTGGCTACGTATAACGTCAACATGAAGAAGTTCTTCGTAGAAGATACCGTAACGAGTGCAATAGGACGCGCTATTGGATTATTACTAGGAGCGGATAAACGTCCTACACGTCAAGACATGGAGAAAGTCGAGAGCCTGTCTACCAAGGTCGCTAATTCAACAGCCGACGATTACGATCCATGGACTGTCAAGTTCGGAGACGTGCCAAGCTTTAAGACAGCGGCAGAAGCAGAACAGAGCGGCATTCCTAGCCTTGGATCGTCGATGGACGAGATCGCTAAGCAACTGGGCGGTGAGCTAGTAAAAGAAGCTCCAACGTGCAGCCATGGTCATCGAGTCTGGAAGCAAGCCCACGAAGGCGCGCCTAAGAATTGGGGCGGCTACTTCTGCACAGAACGCACTAAAGCCACACAGTGCGCGCCATCTTGGTACGTACTAGCCAGCGATGGCAAGTGGAAGCCACAAGTGTAACTATGAGTAAATACATGGAGATACTTAATCCTCAGACCATGACTGGCAGACTTTACGAGAATGGCGAAGTTATAGCCGAGTATCAGATCGAACAGTGCGACAGCTGTAAGAAGCTCGTAAAGTTCGACAAGTTCGGTTATACCAAGGGCCAAGGGCGCGAGAAGTTAATCTGGTTATGCGGGTTGTGTAGATGAGAGTAAAGCCTACGATCGAGGATAAAGTCCTAGCGCACACTGTTGCTCTAGAACGTATTGCTCAGATCCAAGGACAGCCAGACCACGAAAGCCGATACGACAGACATCTAGGATTCCATGATTACGTCGCCCAAGTAGCCGAGTCAATAGTGGCCGAGATCTTAGTGGCTCGGTTCTTGGGCTTCGTGGAGTTCGATCCTAGAGCTTCACGATTTAAGGACTCGGCAGACGTCGGCAGTTTCGTAGAAGTCAAGTGGACGCGCTACGAGACTGGCCAGATGATTATCTACGAGAATGATCGCAATACAGACGTAGCGATTCTCGTCGTGGGAACTAGCCCTAATTACAGGTTAGCGGGCTGGATTCCCGTAGCCATGGCCAAGAGGCCGAAGTATAAGAACGCTAGGCAGCCGACTTACTGGGTAGATCAAAAGAATCTACAGCCTATTGAGAACTTGAAAGGATCTAACTATGGACAAGCTGCGCTATAAGTGCCGAGTCTGCAAGAAAGAGACAGAGCAGCTCATTCGTGTAATTACAGATAATCTTCCAGAGAACGTTAAGACGATCCAGTGTTGCGTCTGTTCGACTATGACGGTGGCCTTAATCGGAGTAAACGAATGAAGAAGTTATCCACAGACGTTATCAACAGCCTGTTGAACACGCCCAAGATGACGCTCGTTAACCTGTTAAACTTGACAGCTTTGCTACGCTGTTATCGCTTGAAGCGAGCCGTAGTGCGGTATAGCTCGCAAGGGCGAATGCAGCTAATGGGCGCGGTCTATGTCCTTACGGCCATCACTTCAATAACAAGCATTCCACAATCAACAGCATCTAGTTATTCAATAGATCATCTAAAGCTCTATGCACATAGTCGAATCTTGGATTATAAAGAGTTTCAATGCTTTAACAAGATCATCACTAAGGAATCTCGCTGGAACTATAAAGCCAAGAATGGAAGTCATTACGGACTAGGCCAGATGAGATCTAAGCATTACAGAGATCTCGATCCTTATCGCATGATCGACGCTACTCTTAAATACATCGGCGTAAGGTATTCGACAAGCTGCAAGGCGTGGGCATTCCATGAGAAGAAGGGCTACTACTAATGACATTACATAGCCAGCGTAAGAGCAACTCGACACAATGGAAGAAGCTCAGACTTCGGATCTTGAATCGTGATGGCTGGACGTGCTTCTGGTGCGGTCTTGAAGCAACGACGTGCGACCACGTGATTCCAGTAGCTAGAGGCGGCTCAGATGACCCAGATAACCTAGTAGCAGCCTGTAAACGCTGTAACTTCTCTAGGCAGGATCGACTGCCTGAAGAGATGGATCTAGTGAAGAAGAAGGTAGGCGGTGTTTTTTTTACTGGCGATTCCACCG